CTACTTATTATACATACCACATCTGTACTCTCTACAAATTGCCCTTAAGTCTTTATATGACAGTCCCAATCTACCCTGTTCATCCCCTTGGATCGCACCGCAGTCCATAGCTGCCTGTACTGCCGGTCTTGCCCAATCGGGCATATTGTCATCAACATAATTATAAATCATAGTCGTTTGGACTACGTTTACCAACTGTTGGTTGATGTTTTTTAAATCGGCAATTTCCGCCGCCTGTTTATTAATTAACTCTTTCAATTCATTGTACTGTGACATTGTTAAATCCTCGCTTTCTTCAACTATACTGTAATCGGGTGTACAGAATTTTGTCCCCGGTAAATTACTGTTATAATAACTTTTTCGGCAAACATCGCCACCATTTGCAATAATGGTACTACCTCCGTTTGTGTTGCCTTCAATCGTTGTAAAATAATCGCCGTTTACGCCTGTAACAATTCCCGTATGCGTAAATGTTCCGTTGTGTTTGAATATAACAATATCGCCCACTGTTGGATTGGCATTTAACGTAAACATACTTGCCATTGTAGGACAATACACATACGGATAATGTTTTAATAATTTCTGTGCATTATCTTTCCCAAATGCCTTGGTAAAACACCACGTTACAAAACACGCACACCACGGTTGTCCTTGGTATTCGGGTTTAATATCTCGCCAATACTTTGTATAGTTGGCAGTGCCGACATTTGCTGTCTTGCTGTCTAATTGTGAATTACTTGACTTTTCTAAATAGCCGACTTCTGTTGTGGCTATTTCTATCAATTTGTCTATTGCTGACATTATCGACACCTCAATTCTTCATTTCCGGTAAACCTGCAACAGAAGTTAAGAGCGAAAGCACACCTGCCAAAGCAGATGCACTACCTACCAATACCCAATTCACATCACCCAATGCGACTGCCGTTCCGATTGTAGCAACGGCTGTCTGTGCTACTGTCTTAATAGCACGAATACCTGCGGCTTTAAACCATTCTTTCATAACTCATTACCTCCTCAAAATCCTAACATCTTTACAACGTACCCTATTACAGCACCAACTAACACTGTAATTATTGCACCGACAACTGTTTCATACCGTTTAGTCGGACGTTTCTCTATCTCGTCAACTCGTGATGTAATATCCGAAACGTCCTCCCTCATAGCCTTAGTTTCAGTCGCCAAGATATGTACACTCTCAGTCAACCGGTCAAGGCTATCCAGTCTATGGTGAGCCGACTTCGTGGACTGCTCCACTACGGTCAGTCTCTCCCATAATTCCTTATCATCTGTTTCCATTCATTCAGTCCTCCTCATTCTTATTGATTTCTGCCACCAATTCTTTGTAGTCATCATCGGTTAATCCACCCGACAAAACAAGTACATCAAATTTTTCAAGCATTTTTTCTTTGCTCATTTTTCCAACGGCTACAATTTTCTTGCACAATCCGTATGAACGTCCGTGATTCATATTTCATACCTCCTATTCCGTTATTCCCATTTCCAACATTGACAATCGCACATCAACATCAAGCATAAACTCGTCCGTATATTCAGGCAATGAAGCTTGATATGCTTCAAGACTGCCATACGAAGCAATTTCTTCGATTTCCCTATTAAAGTCTTGCGTTTTTAGCTCAATACCCTCCATATACGAATACTGAGAATTGTCCAATTCTGTTTTAGAAATAATCTCTAAAAGCTGATGTTTAGGTACTACATTGACTTCAAGTTCATGCGCTCCTTCATCATCTACATAATAAATTTTATCCGTATATGTTTCTTTAGCTAAAGCTGTATAATGTCTTATAACAAGAGCGTATTGATTAAGGTGTATTTTACTATCTTTGACTACAAAATTATCAAGTATTTCCATATGTACTGCTCCTTTCTTAGCCCGATACCATATTATTTGCGTTTACGCTGCCCGTAGGAAATGTAGTATAAGATTGAGAGTATTGCAGTATGTTATTTGTGAATAATACTTTATTTCCATTAAAATTCATTTCTGAGCGGCCCACAAATGCGTTATTTGTTATCTGCGCCGGGCAGAGTACCTGTAGCTTATAGGCATCAGTTGTATAACCGGTACTTGAATTTTTAAAAGTACAGCCCGTTATTTTACCGAAAGTCAAGTAAGTAGAAGCAGTATAATTTATTGTGCAATCTCGAAGTGCAGTATAAATTTTTTCGGTACTCGTTGTATAATGGCATAAAGATGCTTTATTTCCTAACGTAATATCGCAAGTGGCTACTTCAATATATGGACTGTCAATTATTGATACTCTATAAGACCCTGCGCCGTTAATTGTACAATTTTTTATGTAACCTGTTACATTAGAGCCGTAAATAAAATTAAGTTCAAAATTGTCGGGATTTATTGTATTACTACAATCATTAGTAATACTTATTGAGCCGCCGTCTATTTCTAAGCGGTTACACCGTATACCTGAGTAACACATATATTGACTATGCTCAGTAGCTTCTAAGCTATAATTACAGTTTTTCATTATTATAGTGTCAGCAATAAAAGCAGGTAGCTCAGAAACTTGCGACTCAGATATTGATATATCACAGTTTTCAAGTATAAGTACGCTGCCATTGCCTGTACCCAAATTTATAAAAGTAGTATTTTGAACTCCAACTCCTATACCCCAGTATAATTGAAGTTCAAGATTTTTAAGAGTTAGCTGTGGGCTAGTAGCCCCGCCGTTTTTTATACTGCAATTATTTTTAAAGTCAAGGCGCGCTTTACTTGTGCTAACCATAGAACGCCCTTCTATAGTAACTTTTCGAGGTGCACGTAAAGATGACTCTGTTTGGCTTTCTGCTATATAAATATTATCATCTATAGTGAAATACGAGTTACCGTAAGTGGTAATTATAGATAGCCTGCCAGCATTCGCAGTATGCCTTAATGCTTCCTGTATAATAGACGCAGCATTTGAAGAATCTGCAAAAAAATCGCAGCTTCGTATTATTTTATTGAGAAATTTAGGGAGATACGTTGTATTTCCAGCGGTATTCCAAGTCACCCATGATGCGCGAACTAATTTTACGTCTAAGGGGTCAAGTATATGCGTTTCTGGTATGCTTCGCCACGAACTACCGTCATACCAAAACTCAATTACCTCATTCTCGTCCCAAGTGTTCGGGTACATAGAGGTGTCAGCGCTGGAGGCATTAGGAACTCCGTAATAGCCCCTCACAAGTTTATTCGCTAAGTATACTGTTTTTGCGCCAGTATTTGAAACATTTAATCGAGCGTTAGTGCCAGACGCAAGAATAGCATGCGAGTATGTAAATTTAACTCTAATACGAACACCGTTTACAAGTTTAAAATTAGGTATGTCTACTACTTTATCTCGCGTAGCGCCCTCCGTGGAGCATACCCCATAATAATCAGGCTGCCTCCACGCAGGCGCGCCACTTCCATTACTGATAGGAATATAGCCTGCCGTACCTGCTGTCGTTGGGGCGTACCACGTTTTTGCTACGCTGCTTTCGCCCGTATAGCTTGTAGACGTTCCGTTCATAGATAAAGTCAAGGCGTTTGGATTCTTCAAGGCTGTAGGCGTATTATCCAAGTCGTTGTAGTCATTTGAAAATGCAACTGCTTTTAAATCCGCAAACCATTTCTTAATTTTTCCAAAAGCAGTAGACAATTTTTCACCGCTTGCAAGATTGTCACGCTCTTCTGCTTCCGTATATGTCGGGGTCTCGTCATTTATCGGAATACTTGTCATGCCGCAGTATACCCATTTGGGAGTTGCACCGTCCTGATAAATGAACTCATATGTACAGCCAGCAACAATAAATTTTGAAATTAACTCATTATTGTAAGCGCGACTTGTGCCAATCGGGAACCACGCAAAATATGCGCCTGTTCCGTTTACATTTAACGTCATATAATTTGCGCTATTTCCATTATTAAAGGTAACGGCTATTCTTGCGCCGTCATATATTTTAAAGTCGGGGCACGTAACGACTTTCCCTGTAGTGCCTTTTGCGGTAGTGCATACACCCGATAATGGGATAGGCGCGCAGCTAAGCTTTTCCTGAAGCTCCTTTATACATTTACCTGTTTTATTCCAAAACCAATTAAAAACATTTGCCGACGGTTTATATCCGGCTTTAAATCCGTCGTTTTTTAGACTGTCACTCGGTTCTGTACCGCTATTCTTCCACTCGGGCAATTTATTATTAAAATTCATACAATTCCCTCCTTAAATATTCCCCAAATATCCGCCATGACCGTTGCCATCGGCAAATCCGACTCCGATATTATATTCATTTTCACTTTCAGCAAATTCAAATGTCCCTGTATATTCATACGAATATGTTACAGACAGATGAGCAGGTTTCAAGTCCTCGATAATATTCCTAATTGTGCTCTCAGGTACATCGGGTTGATGAAAAGTCACAGTAAAACTGTAATTCTTAATATCTTCGGTTATATCAACCAATACACCGTAACTCTCAATTACCGCCCGCAAATTCGCCTTTGTTGAGGTTTGCGACCCTCTCATTCTTATTTTAATAAGGCTCTTTCGTGCCTCAAGGGTATTGCCGATTTCTGATATACCCAAACTTTTTTCATATTCTCTTACGGCATCTTCATCGGCACTGTCAATAAATCTGTTTTTCATAAACATTTCTATCAACTCATACAAACGTTCAAATTCCGCATTGACGGGTGTATTTAATGCTTTTATATACCGTGACTTTTTATAGTACGACGGTAAATTCTGTCCTACATCAGCCAACGGCAACACCCCCAAGAACGGCAATTTCAGTTTCGGATATTGTGATATTTTCTGTTTTTGAATTGATTTTCAAATTTGAATAATCATCAACACCGTCTGTATTCAATATGGTTTGACCTATTTTTGCGTATGACACATATCCGTTTGCAAAAGACACATCACGCAAATAACTTCTGATATTCGATTTAATACTTTCAAGCGTGCCGTCATCTACGTCTGCCGAAAATGTTATGCTTATGCTCACTGCCGTTGCAGTGGTAACAGTCACATCTGCACCTATCGGACATTGTTCATCTATATAACTCTGTACCTTATTTATAAGCTCACTTCCGGCAAGTTGTTTTTCACTGTCAACGATTATCACTTTAACCGTTCCTGCTCCGTTCCACAACGGCAAGCATTTTGCGTCACCCACTCCGTCAACTGATTTTGCCCAAGAGATATACTGCCACTTATTTCCGCTTGTTATAGGATGCGAAACATATTCGGTAAAACGCTTTCGCAGTTCAACATCACTTTCTTTGTCACTGCCTCCTGTGGTTGAAATTTCATTTGTTACGGATACAAGTCCTTGAACAGTAACCGGAAATCTGTTTATTTTGCCTTTTTCAACATTACCCTTTATTCCGGCACTGTCACATACAACTTGTACAGTTACACTCCCCTCACTCGGTATGACCGCATTTTCAGTTATATTGAATATAATATTTCCCGCCGCCACCTTTTCACCGACAGACACTTTTGCTCCGACGTTACCGCTTACAGTCACACAGCCTGTTGCATAGCTTGCGTCCTTGCGTTCCAATCCGAACTCGCCTACACGCATATCAAGATACTTACCTGTAGCGGTTGACGCATAAAAATAAGAGTCGAGAGATGATATAATATCATAAACATTCTCAAACTCCATTGCCGTTGATTTTTCTATATCGTATGTATATGTTCCCGACGACGTATCATATCTTGACGGTATCTGCAAAAGCATACGTTCAAGTATTGTATCAATAGTTTCAGCCATTATATCGCCCCCTTAACATCATTTATATCGCCGTACACGCTGTTTACGGTAAAAGATACTGTAAGCAGTGAGCCGTCTACTTCCATATTAAAGTTATCAATACTCACTATATCTTCATTTGCGGTCAGTATTTCGGTTATCTCACGCTTGACTTCCGAACGGATGTAGTCACGATTGTAATTCTTTCCGACAAAAGTATCTTCTATATTTATACCGTATCCTGTACCGTTATAAATTTTATATCTTCCCTTTTGCGTATTGAGTATTTTTTGCACCCAATTTTTTATACGTTCCCTGCCAACCGTCATTTTCGGACGACCGTTTATAATAATAAAATCGCCCTTTTGAAAATCGAATGCAGGTTCTGTTTTTGTGTAATCAGCCATTCTCCGTCACCCCCAACACCAAATATCTGTTATTGCCTCTGTACGGAATCATTGCAACTTCTCTGCCTTTATAAACATATCGTCCGTCAATATCCTGTTTGTATAAATCAATAAGACTTTTTATATGGTCCTTAGTCAGAATTATTTTAGAGGTGAATTGTATTTTAAGGTTCGGTAGCTCAATTATTTTACCGAATACGACAAAATCACTCGTTGCGTTTTCACGGTCCTTAAACATCTTTGCAAGTGTTTCGACTCCGTTTTTCATACTAATCTCTCCATATCAATTTTATTGTAGTGAACACCGTTTTTTATGCTGTGCTGACTGCTTGTAATTACATACTTCACTCCGTCTTTTTCTATCGTACTTCCGGCTCGTGTATAGCTTGCCAATTCCTCTATTATTTCACCGGAATACGTTTCATCTTCCTTATTCAGCTCATCAAGATTTTTCTTTGCCAAATCCGCCGCATTATCTCCGTCATTCATTTTCACAACCTCTTGCAGAAAGCCGTATTTTGATATACTCTCATCGGCTTTCAAGGTAGTCATAACGTCCGTTTCAGTTATAACCTTAATACTGTTCTTCATATTCTCAATACTGCCTTTATGCTCGATATTACCCATATACTGTACCGAGTTTTTGAGTTCGGTATTGGAAGATATTCTAAACTTCGGCTTAGCCTCAATATCTCTGCACAAATATATACGCATACCGTCGGGTACAAAGTCAAAGTTATACCCACTTCCGCACTTTTCAAGAATATCCTTGATAACGTCAGATACGGGTTTATCAATATATATTTGCGTTATAAGCGTACCCAATTCGGGAATAAGCACAATCGGAATGTATAAATCGTTGCATATTTTCTTAATGCAATCATCGGCACGCATAGATGTAAACTGATATGTGTCGGTGCTCTTGTTCAGATACCAACCTACATCAACGGCAGTGTATTTGTTTACATACATTGCTCCGTCGTCAACTTCGATTATTACACCTCTGAAATCTTCTTTATCTCCTCCGCTGTACCTCATAATATCACCCATTTGAGGTATGTATATATTCATATACTTCATTTCTTTAGGTTTCGGAGTGCTGAAAGACATCGTTGTTGCAAGTGTATTTTTTGTATTCGTCCACGATATATCTCCTATATGCTTTGATACGTCTGTATCGTTTACTACTACTTTCAAAGTACCGTCTAACTGCATAGGTGCTTGTTTGAAAATCGAATTGTGGATAGGTATTTTTTCGTTGGTATCCGCAAAATGATATTCTTTTTCACCCGATGTACTTCCGTTACTTCCATATGTCGGCTCTGTGTCACTTGTCCAAATTCTCACAACACGGGCAGAGCGATTAATTCCTTCCGACTCTAATGCAGATGTAAATTTTTCATTGCTTGTTACAATATTTCCGTCAACAATAAACTCCGTCATATTTGCGTCACTGCCGGTATGATACATATGTCGGCTATCGGTTTCACTGTCTTTCTTTTCGTCACCTTTGACTGCGTATATCACTTTACCGTCGTCAAATTCAATCTTAACAAACGTGCCGTCCGGTCCGTAATACGAACCGAGTGCCATACAAATAAAATCTTTGTACTTTCGCAATCCGCCGTTTGACGTACTGCTGTCACTGCCCCACAAGTATTTATATCCGCTTGCTTGACTGTTCGTATATGTTTGGTATGCCATATATGATTTAGTTGCGAGCGACTTTCCGATGTTCGGTATTTCTCTCTCAACCCAGTTTGCAATATAACCGTCTCCGTCTTTGGTATATCTGAGTACACAATCCCACGGATAATTTCTGTAAGGCACGTTGGTAACAATACCGAATGATGTTCCTCTTGCCTCAACTGTTTTTCCGCCGTCCGCCTGTACCAAAGCGGTATGGTCTGCTTTATTTAAAAGTACATCACCTTTTAACATACCTGCTCCGTTTGACAAATTACAGGACGACGTTACGTCTTTAAATCCACACGAAATAAAAACGTTATACATATCCCCCGTATATGTAGCACCATTATCTTTAACAGGCACTCCCGCATTTTGATATGCCGTTATAACAAAAGAAGAACAATCATAATGCGGTCCCCATCTCACCGATTGACTGTAACCGTGACTGTCGTCATTTGCAATATCTGTCGCCCATTGAACTGCATTATCAATTACACCCATATATACCTCCATTTTTGCGTACAAAAAAAGTACACCGTATCCGATGTACTTTTTAAGCCATAGTTAAAATTAATTTGTTTTTTGGGTTATTATATATCCGTTTGAGTTATCTGCCGGAACAAGGTGGAATGTAACTGTTCCGAAGTCTGTTCCTGTTGAATCGGTTTCTTTAAACATTACATTCATTCCGTCATTGACATTCTCGGCACTTATAAATTCATATCTGCCATCTCCACGATTTGAAACACTGATTTTATAATTACCGTTTTCATATAAAACACTGCTGTTATCGGTCGGATGATATTCAGGCATATCTACTCCGAAAAGCGATTTATAAGTATCTCTTACGGAATTTTCAGACCATTCAAAATATCCGTTTTTATATTGAGTGGACATATCCGCGCCATAACCCTCTGTGTAATAATAGAAGATAAAGCTCTTTACAAAATCTTCACTTTTTAAATCGTTCTGAGTAAAATACGGTATCACATAACCTTGCTCCGCAAGAAACGATTTTGCATTATCGTCTAAAACAAAATCATTTTTACTCGGTTTTGTTTCATATACATATCCGTCTTTTGAAAGCTGAATAGTATTGTTGTTAAAATCAACATTGAAACCGCCTACCGTATCAGCTATATCACGAAGTTTAAAATATGTACTGCCGTCAATATTATATCCCTCTACATTAACGTTTTCGCCGTTTAATTGAATAGGAAACGTATTCTCTGTCGCAGTATAATTTACTGCCAAAGCTACCGAGCATGATAAAATCACACCTGTTGCAATACCTGCTATATATTTCTTCATATCCATAACCTCCCTTTTGTTTTATTATATCACAAAAGGAAAATATTGCAATAGTTTTTTAATCTCCGAAACAACCGGCATTATCCATAATAACAAGTAAACGTATCATACTCTTTGTCAAACCGTATCCGTCCTCGCCGTCACCGTTTAGATAACCTTTTCTTTTTGCCTTTTCAATAGTCGCCTCTGCCCATGACGGCATAATGTCAACCGTATAATTTTCAAATCCGTCTGTTTTGTCAATAATAACAAGTGTACGAATAATATCCATTGTAAGACCGAGTTCGTTATCGTCTGTACCACTTATAATACCTCTGTCCATCAGCTTTTGAATAGTCGGTTTAGCCCAAGACGGCATATTATCGTCCATATAGTTATATATCATTGTGTTTTCAACACTGCTAAGCCTTTCTTCTATATTATCAATTCTTGCCATTATTTCATCATACTGTGCCACTGTCAGTCCCTCCTGTTCATCGTTTAAAAGATTAACCTCGCCGAGTTCGATTGAATAATTTAAGTCGCCGCCTGTGCCGACACTGTAATCAAACTTATCTATTGCCGCCGCTATATTTATATCTACATTGCAGATACCCGAAGACGTAATGACAAGCCGTATCGGAAGTTTACGCTTACGCCAGTTTTCGATTTTGTCCGCATATTCCTGTCCTTTCATACTTCTGTCACGCAAATACGGATAATCTCTCATCGAAAAGAAACTGTTCCAAGAAACGGTCTTAAGCTCTGTATTGCCGATAATTTTTATCCAACCATAATTTGCCGTTTCAAATGTTTCCGTTCCCTGTGAACTTGATACGGTAAATTCGGACGGAGTAACAGGAATGTGTATAACTTCTTCACTGTTGTTTATGCTCAAATAAAAGTCTAACATTTTTACCTCCTACATATTCGCCATACATTTTTGAATTTTGGGAACTATTACGTTTATAACATCATCGGCAATTTCATCTGCGGTCCTGTTGTCGGCGTTTATAACTATCTTAATTTCATTCGTTATAGTATTGCCGCCTTTGTTGCTTTCGGCTATGTATTGACTTAAATTGTTCCAAAATGTTCTAAGCGGAAGTATCGCCTCTGCTCCTGCCTCTCCGCCCATTTGGACTTTTCCGTTTGCATATCCGAACGCTGTCGGACGTGTCATAATACCGCCTTTTGCATTCCATTCAAGTCCAAGTTTCGGAATCGGTGTACTGACACCGGCTATACTTACCGTACCTTTTTGTACAATCTTAGGCGCTTTGATAATTCCTTTAATCTTACCCCAAACGTCCGATACCTTGTCGGCAATACTGCCGAATATCTCCTTGACTTTGTTCACCGCCGCACTGATTTTTTCAGTAATACCATTTTTAATGTTTTCAAAAATAGTCATTACGGTGTTTTTCACATTGCCAAACGCTTCGCTGAATTTACCTTTTACGACTTCCATCTTTTCACCGACTGCATTGACAACCTCGCCGAGCTTACCGCCTGTTAATTGATTAATTGCGTCATAGCCTGTCCTGTAGTATTCCTTGACACCCTCTATTGCCGCAAATGTAGCACCTTTCAGTCCTCTGCCGTGTGCGTCATATGTACTTTTTATGTTGTTCAGTTTTTCCGATACAACATTTTTTACACCGCCCCATAATTCTGACGTTTTTTCTTTGACTCCGTTCCACATCTCACTTCCGATTGATTTGATACCTTCCCAAATTGACTTTATCAACTGCAAACCCAAATCAAACCAATTAACAGACTTAAATCCTTTTACGATTGCACTCGTTATTCGCGGTAAAGCCGCTATCAACTGCGGAATTGCCCGTACAAGTCCGACTGCTAAGTTTACGACCAACTGCATTCCGTTTTGTATAATTTGGGGCATCATCGAATATGACGCGCTAACAATTCCTGTTATCAGATTTACACCTGCATCTATTATTCTCGGTAAATTTGCTATCAAACCGTTTGCCAAAGACGCAACAAGCTGAACGGCTCCCATAATAAGCAATGGTATGTTGTTCACTAATCCATTGACTAACCCCTCTACCAAAGTTACTGCTCCGTTCACAATTTGAGGCATAGAATTAGTTAATCCTTGCATTCAATTGCTGACTATTTTTGACGCCGCATCTAATAACTGTGGCACTACGGTTGAAATACCGGCGACCGCTACAATAATCATATTGCTCAAGCACTCTGAAAATTGCGTTGCGTTCTGTGTCAGACCATTTACCAAAGACGATATAAGCGATACGGCACTGTTTGCCAATGTAGGAGCGAGGTCATTAATTAACGGTGGAATTGTTTCGCCGATTACCGGTGCCAAACCCTCAATTAAATAGCCGACACCACTCAAAGCACCTTTAATGGCGGGTATAATATTCTGTCCGAATGTTACGGCTGTATTAATCAATGCGTCTAAACTTTGGTCAAACATATCTCCGCCTGTTGTCAGTCCCACCAACACGTTTTGAAATGCCGCTTTCAGTGACCCCCACGATCCGCTTATTGTCGTACTTGCCTCTTTTGCGGTTGTGCCGGTAATATCCATTTGAGTTTGAATTGCGTGAATAGCCTGTGTAATATCGGCAAATGATGAAATGTCGTACCTCTGTCCCGTAAGCTTTTCTGCGTCACTGAGAAGTCGTTTCATTTCCTCTTGTGTACCGCCGTAACCTAACTTCAAGTTATCAAGCATGGTATAATTTTGTTTTGCAAATCCTTGATACGCATTCTTTATTGATTCCATATCCGTACCCATTTTGTTGGCATTATCCGACATATCGACCAATGCTGAATTTGCGTATTCGGCGGCTTTCGTTGTATCGCCGCCCAGACTCGATATTAATGATGCTGAAAAGCCTGTAACGGTATCCATATATTCATTTGCAGACATACCGGCTGTCATATAGGCTTTGTTTGCATTTTCCAAAACCGCCCCTTGTGCGTTCATCAAACTGTCATATGTACCTTGAACGTCAGAAACACTTTTACCGACACTCTGTGCATATTCCTCAACACTTCTTCCGCCTGCTCCGAACAACGTTTCTACACCGCCCGTAAGTTGTTCATAATCAGCAAATGCACCGACAGACTTTGAAACCAATGCAGTAACAGCAGTTGCGGCGGCTGTACCCGCAATAGCCAAACCCTTTCCGACTTTTGCGACGCCACTGCCTATCCCTTGCATTACGGAAGTCATTTTGGAGGCACTGCTTGTTGCGTCTTTCATAGATTCGGTCATATTTTCAACACTGCTTGTTGCGGTCTTGATACCTTTTGCAAAACTACTTGCATTAAGATTCATATTTATGGCTATCGACTTATCCAAAACTATTCACCTCCCAATGCTTTCCACTTTGCGTACTCGTCATCATTTGCCTTTTTGGCACTTGCAAGGAAAAATATTTTTTCAATTTCCGGTCTTGCAAGCACCTTTTCGGGCAATATTCCTCTTTGCAGATAATGATGTATCATATAGAGTTCATCATCTGCCTCTATCAGTTTTTTACTTCTTCAACAAGCTTTACACTGTCAACATATCCCGCAAGTTTCATACACTCCATCGCGATAGGTGTGATTTCGCCCGCATCGAAGAGTTTTTCAACAATTTCTTCGGGATATGTACAGCCGTATGCGTCTTGAAGTTCCTTTGAATGTAAATCCGGTTCGGCAACACATTCATAAACAAGGTGAGCGTCACCGTCCTTTTCCATTTCCGCCGATTCTGTTGCAAGCGACTTTGTCGGTGCTTTTATAACAATCTCGCCACCAAGGCTTTTTACATATATTCTTGCTTTCTTCGGACTTTTCTTTGCCTCAAGCACTTGCTCCTTACGCTTAATAAGTTCCGCAAGAGTAATTTTTGTATTCTTATCCATAATCTTTTACCTCCGTTATTACGCATTCATTGTAGATGTAAGGTCATAGTCGGTAAAACCGCCGCTGAATTCTTCTTCAACTATCTTACCGGTTTCAAAATTCATAAGTGACACATCATTATACCAACAATTATCAAGTTGAATTGTTTCATAACCACCGTTATCGGGATCTTCAAGTCTTGCCACCAACGTATGTCTTGTATCTTTACCTTTTTTATGTCCGTCAGCTATTTCTTTACCCCTTGAATATACTTTTCGTACGGTATATGAAAATTCATAGTCAACGCCCATAAGCTTTGAATCGTTCGTTGTGCTACCGGCAAAACTTACTCCCTCACGATTCGTCTTTTCCTTTGCCTCGAACTTATACACTTCATAGGCAAGACTTCCGTCAATCCAAAGTTTACCGAATGTACCGGAACAAAGTTGATTACCTCTCGGTTTAACACTTTCAGCCATTATCTATCACTCCAATCCTATTTTAAAACTCAAGTCCTCAATACAATCCTGTATTGTAATATCAGCACCCGCAAATATGATACTTCCCGTATTTGCCACTTCAACTTCACTGTCTGTCCAATCCGACACGTCATATTTTTGAGCAAGCCATTCACGTTGCGACTGAACGTCAATATAAGCTCTGCAATCGGCACCGTCATACAATACGCCCTGTGACTGCAACGACTTAAAATACTGATTAACCGCACCGATAAACAACATTTTATTTTCGTGACTGTTTACAACGTTAATATAATTTTCCTCAAACGATGCTTTTATATCATCTCTTATGAGGTCAAGACTGTCTATAATCTTGATTTTTTTCATATCCTCCGTCTTATCACCCGACAATGTTACAAGCGAATTGACACCTCTGCCGACTTTAACCTTTTCGCCGTCATTAATAAGTATAAACTTACCGCCGTCAATATCATCATCCGGAGTTGTACTTTCCGTTATGCTTTCAACCTCCGCAAGAGTTTGATACGTTGCACCCTCTGTCATAGGCAATCCTGCCAAAAGTCCTGCGATACGGCAACAGTATTCGGCAGTGGTATAAACCTTTGTACCGACTTTTATATCATTGGTTGCGAAGTTTATAATACCCTCATTATTCGCCGCATACGGAAGTACGGCTTTAAATGTCTTTTTCGCACTTCTCTGTGCAATAATCCAATCCGCAATATCTTTTTCGTTATCGGCAAGCGACGGTATTGCAAGGTAATTCCACTTTTTATTTTTTAATCGTGCAAGCGCGTCGTCATAGGTATCTTCCGCACCTATTCTCTCAACAATAACCCTTTGCGGTCCGCCGAGGAACGTCTTGCTTATGTAATCATAATTTGCGGTTGTCCAATGAGATTTTACAACTTCACTCTCATTTGTATACGAATATGATGTAATATCACCTTTGGTTGCGTCACGCAAAATCAGTGCAACAATGCCGTTTGCACTTCGTTTAATTGCCGTTTCAGCTTTGGACTGAAACACTATATTTATTTCAGGTAAACCCATTATAAATCTCCTCCTAATATCAAATCTTCTGCCTTATCGTATGTACTTTCGTTTCTCACCTTAATGGTGTAATTGTATACAAGCTCCGTCACAAGTGTGTAGTTTTCCAAAGAAAAATCTATACTAAAACTTCTTATACGCATACCATCGGACAATACAAGCGGATTGTATAAAAACAAATCTCTTAATTTTTCAGCCACATCAATAAATTCATCTTGACTTATATCTTTCGGAACATATCTTATTCTTACCGTCTGCGTTTCATCGTCCAAAAATGAATTTGTCGACTGTACGTTAAGCGGAAACATTTCAACGATAAAGCAAGGCTCTGAAAATCCTTGTTCGGTGTATGCCGTATATACCGCATAATCATCGCCAAACAGGTTATGAATAGCTTTCGTCACTGCATTTTTTATTTTTGATGTCATTTCAATACTTCCTCCATTTTCTGCATAAGTATTTTAGGTGCATCCCTTTCAACTTTCGGTACTACGGTGTTAAGATACTTTTTACCCTCAACCCACTTTTTGCCGTTTTTCTTAGGCTTGTACTTCGGGGACGTACCCTTTCCGAGCCTTGTACGGTGTCCGAACTCTACATAAGGAGCATATTCAAGTGCGGTATATATTCCGCCTTTTACCGTACTTCCGCTTACAGTTGTTCTTTCTGCTTGCCAACTCTTTTTAAGTGTACCGCCCGTTTTACCGTTTTTGTAATGCCCCGGCTTTGTTACGTTACTTATGTATTTAAGTGCTCTTTGAGAAATCTCATTCATAGCGGATACACAAGCTTTGGTGTAATCCACACTTTCCATTTGCTTTTGTAATTTCTCAAGCTGTGAAAAATCAATCTCATTCATTACGCATAATCCTCGAATAATTCCAGTGCAATTTCTTGGTGCGATGTATAAACCGCACTTTCACCGCTACGGCAATAGTCAGTTGTTTTTCCGTTTTGTGTAACGGTTATTTTACTGCCCGACGGTATTTCAACCTCCGGTGCAATAAAAAGTACAACCGATTGTGAAACGGTGTTGTATCCGTCATCTTTCGCCGATGAGTTTCGGCTTGAAAAAGAAAGTCGGCAAGGCTGTTCGGTTAAAACAACCTTTTCGGTAAATACTGTTTCGCCTGTTTCTTTATTCACGCTTGAAACCTTGACTCTAACCGAACACAAGCCTTTATACAATCTTTCAATAGCCTGTCTTACAATATTCATTACCACACCAACTTTCTGAAACGTGCAAGCCTTGCTTTGTAGTCTTTAAACACGCTCGACATACTGCTTGAATTACTGCCGTACGATACGGTAACATCGCCCTCTTTGATTGACGTGACATTGTCGTACTGTCCCGATGATGACGACACATCATAGCGGAACAAGTCCGCCGCCATAAGAATAACGGTATGCTTTAAATCATCGGGAATACTGTCAATATGGCAATAATTCTTGATATATTCGATTGTGCTTTCAATACACCTTTCGGCTTTTCCTCTGTCATCTTCGCTTATGCCGTACATATCCGTAAAAACAGTTATATACTCGTCCATAAGTCACCTCATCAAATCTTGTGACGCATTTCGACAATTCTAATCTGCTTAGGGTCATATACGGGTGTCCAGTTTTTTGCGTTGGCAAGTTCCGTACGCGTAGGACCTTCCGTATTTGCGACATCGGCGTCCGTAAACTTAACACCGCGTGGGTGAAGAATATACGTCTTACGATTGATAAGATAATCAACACCGCTGCCCTTTTTCTTATCTCTGTCTGTTTCTGTTGCAACAAACTTTTCCGGTGTACCGTTGCCGAGAGCAATCGCACCGTTGCCGAAAAGATATGTTGAAAATACTTGACTCGAACCAGAACCTGTTACAGGACAGCCGTCGTCAATAATAACTCTCTTACCCATATATGTACTGAACGGATTTGCCCCCGACGGCTGAATTACGTCAATAAGGTCTTGCTTTCTGAGTGCCGCCTCAACTGCACTGTGCATAACAACGGCGGTAAGTTCCGCTTTGTTGTCGCCTAAAAGCTGTTGTGCGTCAATAAAAGCACTTCCGCTCCATTTTGCACCGTTACCGCTTGCGCTTGACATATCAAGAATGTTTGACGCAAGTCTTGTTTCAGCCTCTTTAGGCGAACCGTCGGAGACTGCCGGAATTGTGCCGAAGATACCTTTAAGCACTGCGATAAGTTCCTTTTGTAAATCTCTTACCCAAAAGTCAGATACAAGGCTTGCAATCGCCGCCATAGGATCAGCTCCCGACATTGCGGCAGAAAGGTCTGTGGCACTCCACATCTTCGCACGTCTTAAAATCACCGCAACGTCTTTCTTACTGCTGATTTTATCGGCTGTAAGGTCGTCGCCCTCGATAACAGTTTCCGATTCACCTGTTAGGTCAGAGAAAAACGGCATATTCACAAGCGGACTTGCCTGTGACGCAAGCTTGTCAAACTCTGCGTCATTCTGCACTATACCGCTTTGTACAAGTGCCGATTTTTCAAGTGTCTTTTGAATAACGTACGGATTAAACAGTTCCGGTACGATAATATCTGATAATGTTGTTCCCATATTAAATTCCTCCTGTTATTCCTGCCTCTTGCATTAATACTTTTGCTTTAGCAGGATCGTTTTTATAAATTTCTCCCTGTTTGGTAAGATTGAATGTGTCCTTTGCCCAAGGATTTACGTCTGAACTTCCGCCTCCGCCTTTTGGTGTATATGCTCCTCCTTTTTCGGCAAAAAGGTGTGAGTACGTCTTATCCTCCCTAAGCGGTTTAAGAATATCGTCCACACCGACAGGCTTGCCGTCTTTGTCGAATGTAAACTTGTCAATTCCGCCTTGCTTGTAAATAAGATAATCTGTATCTGTCACACCTGCTTTTGCAAGCTGTTCCTTTAAGGCAAACGTCTTAGCGATGTTCAACGCATTTGTCTTGAGCGTTTCAATCTCTCCCTCATACTCTGTGATTTTCTTCTGCAATTCCTCATTGTCGGCATTGGATTGCTTAAGGTCATCAATGGTTTTGTTCGCCGTTTTAAGCTCTGTAACTTTGTCATTGAAAACATTTTTCGGTACTGCATACTTCGGAAATTCAGAGTTTACAGTCGACATCACTCCGTCAATATCCAACTTGCCGTCCTCAATCTTTGCCTTTTCCAATATTGCCTTTAACCATTCCATTATTATCTCTCCTTAAATTAATTTTTTATTCAGGTGCGTTCCTGTAAAAAAAGCATTGTTCTTTATTCTCTGCAACACTTGAAAAAAGAGTATAAAAAAAGCACCGTTTCATAGGTGCTAAGGCGGTAAACCTCGTATATTCACTTGTTCCACTCTCCTTTTTTGGTATCAAAAAAGCACGCCCAAAGACGTGCTTTTATATTATTGTATCAGCAAAAACTACTCGGCATATTCTTCTCGTGTTCTTCTATTTCTTTTGAAAATAGTTCCGTAAATTCGGCATGCAATCTTTTATATTCTTCTAAATCTCCTGCCTCATAAGCTTCATTAGCTTTTTTCAGCAATTCAGCTGTTTCCTTAGACGGATTCCACATCATGTCAAACACCTCTCTACATCAAACTCTTTATAACATTAATCAATAAATTTTTCAACTCATTATCATTACCGACTATTGAAAAGCACTCCGCATATAACTCTTGTATCTTGCCCTTTCCATACTTCAAACTCGCATACTCGCTAATTTGTTTTTCTATACAGTTCGGATTGCTTTCCAAGTAACTCTTTAAACATTCAGACGTTTTAGACTTAATCAAATTTATACTTTGATTATAACTCAAATTATGCTTTTTGGCAATAGAAATTACACAATTTTCAAAATATTTGTGTCCTATCTCGTGTAAATATGGTGCAAATTCTGTTTTGTTTGCAAACATTCCCATTTGTTCATTTACATACTTGATAATGTCTTTAACAGTCATATATTTACCGTTTATGTACATTATATCCGTGCGTTTGTCGTAACCCGCAATAGCAGTCGGTTCAAAATTATTCAAATCAAAATCAACTATCGCTACTTTTGGCATTTCTACCTTTCCGTCAATCGTTTTCTGTATAATACTCAAACTACGTTCGGCAAGTTTAATTGCTTTTTTATTCGCAATATTCGTATCATCAACAAACATTTCAAACTGACTGTTTGTAATCGGATTTAGTTTGATTTTCTCCGTTGTACCGTTATTCATACTTATTTCGGCTTGTTTAACTTCGGTGCCGATTTTCGGATTTCTGTCACCGCCAAATGCCTTTGACATATAATCAATGTCATCTTGTTGTGTTTCCGCATCGTCATCTTGTTTTTCATCTTCCGCAAAATATGCCGTTATTGTACCTCTGCAACGGGTATGAAACGGCGGAGCGGTTATACCTTGTTGATACTCGGAAAGTTTAAAATGCTTACCGTGTATACTTGCACATTCACTGCAAATATCACTGTCCAAATTCTCGTCAATCTCGTATTCTTCAAAGCCTGCGTCCTTTAGCGACTGCAATCTTGCGTCAACCATAATATGCGTATATTCCGTCTGATACAGTGCGGCGGAACGGCTTTTTGAAACATTCATTCTTGCAGAAATATTTTTAATCATTTTATCGGGACTGTCGCCCCTTGTTATGCCCTGTACAAGATTTGTATTGAGTTCTCTTAAAAGTTTCTGCTTATCGTTCCATATCCTGTCGGAGAAATTACTTCCGTCAAGCCACTTTTCATATATCGCATTCTTTACCGTGTCACGGTCGAACTTAGCAAAATTTACGTCACTGTCAAGCGAATCGGCTATATGTTTATGTGTTGTATAATATGTATCACTGTACGCCTTTTCAAGTGACGTTGAAAATTTATCCTCCTGTTTTTGCTTCAAGAGTTCGACTTCTCCGCGCATTTGATATTTGAGTGCCTCCAAACGGCTTACTCTTGAACGCATATACTCATTATCAAGCATTGTCGTCCACTTACCGTCTGCGTTATCGAGTGCCTTTTCCCTAAACTCCTCAAGCGACATCTTAAAGCCTTTAAGTTCTTCACGACTTAACTGCTTTCGTGCCTCTGCCATATTGATACCGTTTTCATCAGCATACCTTGCGTAAAACGTTTCAATCTCTTTTTTTATGCCGTTTAAGGACCTTTCATACTCTTTTATAAGTTCACGTTCTATATCATCGGCTTTCTGTGCGTGGATTTTTAAAAGCTCACTGTTCCTCTTCTTCCAATACTCATTCATTATGTCCACCCATTATATCGTCACTGTCGTCCTTTTCTTCCGCAATTCTCTCCATTTCCTTATCTGCGTCCTCGACAAACGGATGACGTTCAATAATCGTGCGTTGAGATATAACACCAACGCTTTTTTGTGCTATATCCGCAAGTTCGGTGTCGTTTGAAACGCTTGTCCTTGTCCACGTCTGCGTGACATTTTCACAAGCGATACCGCTGTAATCGCATATCGATTTGATGAGTTCTTCAAACCCACTCCTAAACTCCATTTCCGCCATACCGGCTTTGAGTTCAAGCAGTGAATACAAATATTTCAATGCCGTACCCGATGAATTACCGAAGTTCTGCGGATCGGGATCAATACCTTTACCCTGTTCAAAAATACTCTTGCGTGTCATTTGGAGCATTTTCTCTCTCGCCTCAACCGGAATATCAATCGTCAAAGTCGAAAGTCCTCCGCTTGCTCCTTCCTCCGAATCAAGCTTAATCGTTTTATACTTCTTTAGTTGAGTCAAAAACTCCGAAAGGCTCTCACCCTCATATCCGCTAAGCACGAATATAATCTCCTGTATATCCTCGAGGTCATTTATAAAGCCACTGTATGTTTTGTCGTATGTATCAATAAGTCCCTTTATCGGTGTAAGGTCGTCACGATGAAAGCCGTTATTGAAAAACGGAATAAACGGCACACGTCCGAAGTTATGACTGTACACGTTACATACAGTTCCGTTTGTTTCAACGTCATACACGTTGAACATATTATACATTTCAAGCCGTTCAAGACCGTCGCCAATCTTCTTACGGAATACACTGCATTCCTTATCAGTCCAATACTCATAAACATGATAAGTGTCACCGTTATCGTCAAGCTCTTGATATGTTCTGAAACACGCCGTAAGTTCGTGTTCCAAAGTATCGCTCCATATCAGTATAACTTGCTTGCTGTCTATAACGTCGTACTTAAATCCGTCATTATCCCAATAGTGAATCCAACCTACACCGGCATTTGCCGCATTAATAGCAAGCCTTGAACAGATTTTTGTATATCGACTTCCAAGTATATCGCTTATCTTCTCATTCGCCGATTTATTCCCAACGTCAAATAACGGCGGCGATGTAAACATATATGCCGATTTTTGGTCTACAAGCAATCCGTGAAAATTAGACGGTATTCTGTTGTCCGCATTCCTCAAAGGCTTTTCGTCCTCGCTATGCTTTATGTGCAAAATATCGTTGTCGTTTAAGTAATACCTTTCCGCCGTCTGCACTCTCGATATAAAATTCTCGTGTCCGGGTATATATTTTTTTATCAGCTTTTTCACTGTTTCCAAATCCATTTTTATCACCTACTTTAAAATTGACAGTCCGCCCTTTTTCCTGTTCATCATTTCCGCAATACCCGTTGTTGCGTCGGGTGCGTCGTCGTGCTTGTTCTTGCCCTCACGCTGATATGTTGTCATAGCCTTGTAGTATTCCGGAAAACGTATATGCCAGTCGCAAGGAAAATATATATGCTCCATTACCCAAGTGCTGTTGGATAATATTCGTGCCTCTTTGTTATTGCTTTGATGAAACCATTTCACCGTTGTAAAATTACTGCCGTATTTTTCGGCAAGTATTTCACGCACACGTCTTGCGAACGAACGTCCGCCGTTATTGCTTTCAATCTTTGCAAGATTTACGTTATTCTCGTACAATCTGCGTGCCGTTTCACCCTCTGTAATCTCCATAGGCTCATCGGTATAATACACGTCTATGACGTATACTTCTTTGCCGTATATGCCGTATATTATGTTGCAGAGATAGTCCGCACCAGTATCGGCGGTATCGCAATATGATTGTATTTGCGTAATCGGCGGTAAACTGTCGTATGTTTTAAGCGTTGTGTAGAGTTTGCCTTGCAAATCAATCGGCTCTTGCTGATAATTCGCACTTGCTATGTCCGCACCCATTGCCTTTATCTTTAAATCATAACTGTATCGTGAGAGTATCTCATCACAAAGCATACTGCCGTCATCACATACGGCTTTCATCATTATTACTCTGTGAGATATGTTGTTGTCACTGAAATACTCAATCGCACGTCCCGCAAGGTCGCCCGACGCCCAACGTGTCATTATAATAATTATCTTGCCTTTTTCTTCAAGTCGTGAAAACATCGTGTTCGTAAACCATTCCCAATGCTTTTCTTTTACTGTTTCGTTGTATGCTTCTTCCGCATTTTTGATAAGGTCGTCGATAATTAATAAACTTGCTCCGAAACCTGTTGCCGTACCCGACGGCGATGTTGCAAGATAGTTGTTGTAACCGCCCTCCAAGCTCCATAGATTCATTGCCCCGTCGCCTTGCTTTATTCTGACGTTCGGGAATATGTCACTGTACACAATCTTTTCTTCATCGGCTTTTTCTTCCTGTATCGCATTACGCACCGCTTTTGAAAAGGTGGTTGATAATGTTTCATTGTATGAACCGGTCATTATCTTCTCACTTTGATTTCTGCCGAGTACCCATTCGACGAACATTGACGCAGTACGGCTCTTGCCGTGTCGTGGCGGTAAGTTTATAATCAGTGCGTCTTCGTCACTTTCGTAAAACGATTGCATTTCGTTGCATAGTCTGACAAGAAATTTTCTGTCTGTTTTGTAAAATGACGGTGCAGATAAATGGCAAAAATAAAAGAACTCACGTCTTGCAAGTTCTTTTTTCGCCTCAAGCATTATTAAGTTTTTATCCATCGCCTATCAACTTCCTTAATTCATCGGTCGTAAGATTTGCCATAGGATTGTTTATGTCCATTGTGCCACTGTGCTGTATCTCTTGCTTTGGTGAAAATTCATCTTTGCATTTGCGTTCAAGATACCATAACGATAAATTAATATCACCCTTTTTTATCCCGTGTGCAACGTTTAATTTCGACTTCATTTTGATATTGTCTTTAAGTAGCTCTTTTCGCTCCGAAAACTCCTTGTGTTTCTTGCAGTAATTGTATAACGTGCTTACCGCTATATCCGCATAAATACAAGCCTCTCGGTCACTTAACCCCATTAAAAATCCCTCTTCGAGTTTTTGGACTGTCTCTTTCGTAATCTTTCTCGGTCTTGCCATGAATTTCACCTCACTTTCACATTTTCTGTTTGATTACATCGTATAACCGTTTTTTGTCAACGCACGTTCTAACGCTCTGCGCTTGTGCCGGCACTCGCACCAATTTTTATTATCCTCGTTCCATTTGCGTATGAACTTCTTGCGTTCTCGTTTGTATCTTCGTTTTTGCCAATATGCCTTTATTCTTTCGGACATTGTTTTCACCTTTCCACTTCTTTTTTTATTTTTCATTTCAAAGTCTTTATGATTTCTTTCTCTCGTTCCGACAGCTCCCAAACATTTTCTGCAGCTTTAAGTTCTGCAGCTTTAAGTTCTGCAGCTTTAAGTTCTGCAGCTTTTTTGCCCGATATTAAATAACCGCGACCGAAAATGCCTTTTTTGAATTTTCGCTGACTATCTAAATCACGCATAAAATATCCATTTTCTCGCTTTATCGCAAAATCAACACCATATCGCGAAAGTGTATTCATTCTGCATGCTGTCAATATGTTATCAGGATAAGTATACTTAGGTAATTGTTTTTTTATTTTTCGCAAATTTTCTTTATCTGCATTTTCTAAACGCTTATATAATTTGCTACTACTTTCAATCAGATTATCTGTCATATTTGTTACAAACGATGTATTAACTTTTGCGCCGTTTTCATATGTCACGGTATACCCTACGCAGATTATATTTGCGTGTCGTGTTAATCCAATAATAGTTAAACCCGGTGCAAACAAGAAAAATTTTATCCCTTGCGATTGATACCATTTCACTATCTGTGCCAATATTGAAAACGGCGGATTATCCACAACAATATTATCAGACATATAATTATACTTCTCGTAATCTCCACCCGGATAAAAAGGACGCACAAACTTGTTACGGTCCACTTTAAATCGTGTTGCAACATAATCCGCAACCGTTTCGTAAATATTATCGGGTGTATAACAATCATCAGTCGTTTTCTTCGGTTTAAACTTATCTTCAAATTCTTTATATTCAGTTGTATTTTCTCCGCCGTAAACATTCTCGGCTTTATCCTTAATATCGTTTAAATCCATATTTTCTCCAAACAAAAAACAGACTGCATGATTAACACACAATCTGTTTAATCTAATATCTCCATTCCCACCAATCAGTTACACGAGATATTCACCCATCATCTCACGATGATACACCGCTTATGTTACTTATTTCATGATATACTATATCACAGGTGCAATAGGACATTCTATGACATCTTTTATTAAATTCAATGCTTTTCCATGTAATCTGCACACTTGTTTATAACTGTAATTCATTTTACAAGCAATCATTTCCCACGTTTGAAAATTGAGATAACGCAATATAAGGATAGTCCTAAGAGTTGCGTCATCGACTTTATTCACGGTTTCCAAAATCTCTTTTTTAATTTCATACAGTCTGTCAATGCGTTTATCTATCAATTCGGAATAAGCGGCATAGCTTATGAACTTATTCTCCGAAGTATTCACGTTTGACGTCTGCACCTTTTCACTGCCCGAATTAGCCACAGTGCTTGTTGCGTTTGTCAATGCTCGCTCCTGCTCCAAAATCAATGCGTTAATCTCCTCGTCCGTCTTTCTCGCCCTTAACAGCCACTCTTTACATTCTTTAATCGTCAAATCAATTCCCCCTATGCTTTCTTATCCGGTACATATTCCGGACACTTTTCAATTTTTTTTTACCTTCTGCCGACAAGTCGTTTTCGTCTTTAATATTATTAAGACACGATATTACTCTGTCATTCATCGTAATTTGAAAATTTTCGTTCTTCGGTAATAGGCAATCTGTTTCTCCTTTATGGAATACGCATTTTTTGTTGTTACAAATCATTTTAATTCCCCTTTCCGTCTTCTTTTATAACTATATTAAGTTGTCGTCCTAACCACTTTAATCCGTTTGTAGTTAACCAATAATAAGTATGGTTGTCACACTTCTGTACATTTATAATATCTTTCGGATTTCTTCTACTTGAAAAAATCTCATTTCAAGTCCTTCATTATTTCATCTACACATTTTGCACCTCGTCCAATCTCTGAACATACTCGGTAAAATACCATATCAATTCATCTTTGAATACTTCGATAGCTTCTTCGGCTTTTTCTTTGGTGGTGAAATATATTGTATTAGGTAATCGCATAATATAATAATACTCTGCGTACATTTCTTCAGAACTATATATAATAAACCACTTCTTTTTACTTTCATTGTTCCAATCTTCTACTGAAATAGGCTCGTCATTTTGTGCCTGCCACTGTCTTAAACAACGCAATAACCTATCAGCTCTTGCATTGTTCTTGGCAATCACCTTATCATTGTAATAATTGCCCTTATTATAACATCGCTCATCCGTTTGGTCATTAAACTCTGTAATATTTAACATACTATCGTCTTCTGTATTAATTACATAATATGTTTCACCTTCTTTAATCCTCTCATATCCAGTTTTAGGTTTATCCTCAATCAATCCTAGCTTTTTTAACTGCTCAAACAATATTGTCTCTTTTAACTGTTCCTCACTGATTTCAGCTTGAACGCTTTTATCGTTCACTTTCAACTCTACTTGCATTACTTTTCCTCCTCATTCATAAATTTTCAATTTTACTTTTTCAATCGGCACAATAATTACTGCGTGTTTGGTTTTGTCCAACAGTTCAAGTGAATATTTCAAAAATCCTCTCGGGTCTTTTCTTGCGATACACGCATTAAGGATAAACGGTGTCGGTTCGGGGATATTATAAAAATCCGAATAATAAACCGTTTTATTAAGATTTTGTTTTACTTCAAGAATATCCATATCACAAATCCTCAATGCTTATAAATATGCCCGTCTGCTCCGCCCAAAACTTTTCTGTTATTTCACTTGCCACAAGTGCGTCATCTTTCCAAAATCCCACTTCCGTCATAACGTCTTTAAGCATTTTCTGCAAGTTATCCGTATCGGGTTTCGTTGCCTTATACTCACCGTCTGAATGTTTACCTTTCGGGAAGCACCACTTTGTCACCATACGCACAGGCTTTTCAAACATCTTTTCAGGTGCGTAATGTGAAAGATGTGCCGCAAGTTTTTCTCTTACCGCTTTAACTTCCGGCGGCTCATAAAATACCGGCTTACCTTTTACGACCGCAATCTTTTTTTCTTGATACGTTTTTGTCGGCGGTATCATTGCCATAAAAAATTGTACTTTCATTTTCTCACTTCCATTTATTTACTTCGACTTATTTTGAAATTTTGCTTTGTCAGTCAGTAAGGGGAAGGAGTTGTTGTGCGTAAGCTGTCGCACAACTACTTCCCCCTGACCTTAGGGAAAGGGAAACCTTTATATATACGTAGTATATATAGTTTGTCTGTCCCTAAGGTCAAAGTCGATTTTGTCCCGAATTGTCTGTCCCTAAAGACACAAGGACATTTTTCGATTTTGACCTTATTAAAGGGACAGGACATTTTTCGACTTTGTCCCAATTATTTCTTACCTACTTGACCCTCATCAATCCAAAATCCACCGTGTTCTTTTAATCGTCTTCTTACTGTTTTTTCCGATACTCCCATATATTCCGCCATAGATTTTACTGTCACTTTATCATCAATTCCGCACGCCTCGAATGCCGTTTCAAGTGAATTTTTACGTTCTGTTTTACGTTCTGCGTCCGTTTTCTTTTTAGCAAAATTCTTCTTCCATGTAGGCATTCCGTCATCAACTGCAATGTCTTTTAACACTCCGATATTATCAATATCATGTACCGGATATTTAAACCACAGGTTTACCGGTGCGAACTTTGGGAACTCTCTAAGCGTACCCTCTATACGCCACGCACTACGGCTTTCAACCGTTTTTCTTGCCTTACCTACATCTTCTATAACGCACTCGTAAGCGTCGTTTTCAAGGTATTCTCGGCACAATGCAAGCATTTGAGTTTCACTGCACAAATCGTCTTGTGACGCATGATACAGTTTATCGTATTTATATAACCAACCCTCACATACTTTACATACTGCCTTATTCTTTTCCTGTTTTAATATATCGTCGTTCAATTCAAGTTCTACAAGGTCGATAAGTGCGTCTGGATCACGTGCAAACACACCCGAACCCGAAGCTCTGTCCATACTTCTTTTACCGCCTTGAGCACCTTTACTGTGATGATGACAATATATAACCGCACAACCGAGTTCTGTACACACTTTATCAAACTGATTACAAAAATGCGCCATTTGGTCTGCACTGTTTTCGTCGCCTGTTATAACCTTATATATAGGGTCAATTATAATCGCTATATAATTCTTTTTACTTGCTCTGCGTATAAGCTTTGGAGCAAGCTTGTCCATCGGCACACTGCGTCCTCTTAAGTTCCATATATCTATGTTGGATAAGTTGTTTGGTGTTATGCCGAGTGCGGTATAAACGTCTTTAAAACGGTGCAGACAACTTGCTCTGTCGAGTTCAAGATTAACATACATCACTCTGCCTTGTGTACAGTTCCATTCAAGCCATTTCTTTCCCTCTGCAATGGCACAGCACAACTCAATCAATGCGTATGATTTACCCGCCTTTGACGGTCCTGCTATAAGCATTTTATGTCCCTGTCTTAAAACTCCGTCAATAAGCGGCGGTGCAAGAGAGGGCAAGTTATCCCACACGTCCGCCATACTTTCCGGATCGGGCAAATCATCATTCACGCTTTCAATCCATTCACGCCACTCATTCCAATTTTCTTTACCTATATTGGTATCAAGAAGATATTGTTTTTTACCGTTACGCATTATGCCCGGCATACGCGATAATCTTGACGGATTTCTATTCTGAATATCAAGTTTCAATCCGTTTTTATTACACACGTTATACAGATAATCAACACGTTTTTTATATTCTTCATATGTTGACGCGTCAATTTTTACTATTGCGTGCAGGCTCTTTTTGCCACTGTGTACGAGTGCCGCAACAGGTAATTCCAATTCTGTTATAATGGCTTTTTGTGCCGAAATGTCCATTGTATCGGATTCGACAAGTGCATATCTGAACTCCGTTACGTTTTCATTTTTTACGCCCATACCGTCAAGAGGGTTAAACCTTATCCACGCCCCGACTTCGCTGTTATAATCGTCGAGTACACTGCCTATATCGCCTTTGCATTGGTACAGTTCCTTTATAAGCTGACCTGCCGTTCTGTCGTAACAGCCTTTTGACGGCAAGAATTTTCCGTCATGTTCCCAACTTTCCGTAACATAGCCTACGTTTTCATCCGGCTCAAAAAGTGTTTCGAGGTATGTGATAATCTGCTCTGTCGGATTCCATTTCTCCGGAATATGTATCTCACTGCGTTCAATCCAATTCTTATCCACTATGACAAGTTCGTCTTTAAAACCTATTTCACTGTCCCAATCAAGCTCGGCTGATACATTTTCATAATGGTATCCGTTTTCTTTAGCCATTTGAATGATAGTTCCGGCAGTAACGGGAGCAGATGAGCCTTGAAATGTCGTCCACTTCTTTGCACATTCACCGCTATGGTAACGGTTTACGTCTTTCATACTCCACATATCCCAATCAGATACCGTATATCCCTCGTGTTTTAGTGCCATACCTACGTTTATCCACTCTTGATAACTGCAAGTTGACGGATCAATATATTCAAGAATTTCTGTCAAATTATAATCGTTCATATCTTAATTCCTTTAATATTCACTCAGATTTATCCCCGACGGTATTCGCCAACCGTTTGCGGCAATTCTGTCAATAAGATTTTTTGCTTTTTCAAACTCCCAAACACCGACGTGCTGAAAACCTCGACTTTCAAGAAAGCGTATTTGCTTTGGAGTTGTAAGTCCTGCCACACGTCTTTTTTCCAATCTTTCAAGCAGTTTGGTTGCCTTACCTGCATTGTCTATTTCGTCGGGGAATATTCCGTATTTTTCAAGTACCTTTATTTGTTTGTCTGACGGAGGCGACATTTCCCAACCGAATGTCGGTACATATCCGGATAAATCTTCTGCCTGTATGCTCATCTCAAACTGCAAAGGGTCAACCAATTTACGCTTACGTTTCTTCATTTCGGCAAGAAGATTTGCAAGTGCCTCTTCTCTTTGTGCAACTACATCTTCGCTTGCCTTTTCCTCTGCCTCTTCTATGTCAACAGGATAACCCGCATTTTCGATATTCTCCGTCATTTTTACGGCAACTTCTTCATTTTCGCAAATCAAATGTGCGGGGTGACACAGTTCGTGTCGTTCCGTATGCCATAAAAAATCGAGTAAAAGTAAGTGGTCCTTATTCGGTGCAAGTCTTGTTCCGCGTCCTACCATTTGACTGTACAAACTGCGTACTTTTGTAGGTCTTAATATGACAACGCAATCAACATCAGGGCAATCCCAACCCTCTGTCAAAAGCATTGAATTGCACAATACGTTATACTTATTGTTTTCAAAATCATTTAATATTTCTGCTCTTTCTTTGCTTTCGCCGTTTACTTCCGCCGCTTTAAAGCCTTTTTCGTTCAGAATATCTCTAAACTTTTTACTCGTCTTTACAAGTGGCAGAAATACAACCGTTTTTCTGTTAATGCAATGCTTTGCCATTTCATCTGCTATTTGATACAAATACGGATCAAGTGCCGTACTTAAATCGCTTGATTTAAAGTCGCCCGCCTGTGTTCCCACTCCTGTTAGGTCAAGCTTTAACGGAATTGTCAAAGCCTTTATCGGACTTAAATATCCCTCTTTAATAGCCTTTGGGAGTGTATATTCATATGCAAGGCTTTCAAAAACCTGTCCGAGATTTTTCATATCGCCCCTGTCGGGTGTTGCCGTAACACCTAATACCTTTGCGTCACAAAAATGGTCTAATACACGTCTGTAACTGTCGGATATGCAATGATGTGCCTCGTCTATTATAATGGTATCAAAGTAATTACTTTTGAATTGATTTAATCTTTTTTCACGCATTAGTGTTTGTACCGAACCTACAACTACTCTGTACCAACTTCCTATACAGCTTTCCTCTGCCTTTTCCGTTGCACAACCTAAGCCGGTTGTTTTCATAATCTTGTCAGACGCTTGTTCCAACAGTTCCCCACGATGTGCAAGTATTAAAACACGCTGACCTTTTCGCACACATTCTTCCGTTATTTTTGCAAAAACTATTGTTTTACCGCACCCTGTCGGAAGAACGAGCAATGTTTTATTACAGCCGTTCTCCCACTCGCGGAAAACGGCTGATTTAGCTTCATTTTGATATGGTCTTAATTCCATTTATTACACCGCCTTAAAAACTTCCCGGAGTAAATGACGACGCAGGTGATTGCGTTGGTTCGGCTTGTGTTCCTGTCGGCTCATAGAATTTTTTTATTTCATTGGATTTTAAGACTTCACCTGTTTTTGTGCTTGTATATTCATGTATACCGATTTTACATCTGCCTGTCGCTCCGACAACCGCACTCCAATTCATACGGCACTTTTCGCCATGCTTTCTCTGTCCTATTGCGGTAAAAAATGCACAAAGCATTCCCTCTGTTTTTGTATGTAAAAACAGGTTGTGTTTAATCGTACCTTGATTACCTTTGCCGTCCGCAACGTTTAATGTTATAATCGCTTTATTGCACGGCGGAAGTTTAGCACTTCCTTGATGTCTGCCACGCTCAAAGCCTGTTACCGTAAAATTATAATCACCTTCGGGCAATATTTGAAACTCACTGTCGTTTTCTATTTCATCATCCCAACCAAATTCTCTTTCTTCTGCCATTATTCGTTACCTCCTTGAAATACATTCTCATTTCTCATTTTCTTTATAATCTCAAATACTTGATTCCATGCTCCTACCAATACACCGTTGATAAAATCAGCGTCGTAATTTTCTATCGGTGTATCTTCGGGATAATATCCCTTATATGCTACGGCTTGTCTTATTTCAGCGTCTGTTACTTTATTCATCTGCATTAAGTCTGCCAAAGCTCTCGGGATATTTACTTCTTTCGGCATATCAAACGATTGTGCCGGTGTATCAAATTCTTTTCTTTCGTCTGATATGTTTTCTGTAATATGTGTTGTTGGTGCAACATTTTGCGTTGGTGTTACAGGCGGTGTCGGTGCAACTGACGGTGTCGGTGCAACTGACGGTGTCGGTGCAATAGGTTGTACATTATCTTCAAAACAGTGTGCAATCTTTTCATACTCAAACGGCATTTCGTCCGGTAGATTATGACGGTTCTTTGCGTCCCAACAAGGGTGATGCGTGGTGTACATTGTTCTTGTACCGCCCTGTGCCTTATGTTTTGTTCCTTTGTCATCTGTCGCAACCGAAAATGTTTTATAGTTGACAAATAAAATCATATCCGCCCACTCTTTCAAAATAGGTGAAATCTGTGAGCTTGTTTTTTTGCCGAGTTTCAACTCCCAACGATCATATGCTCCCATTTCGTCCGGCTGTTCAAATTTGCGCAACTGTGCATGAGCCGTCAAAACTACATTGATACCCAATTCAATCAATTCATCAAGTGAATTTAAAAATCTGCCTATCTCCTCTAATTCGTACACATACCCCGAACCGTATCCGAAATCCTCAATACTTTTTTTGTTATTATCTGCGCATATCTTTGCAATACAAAGTCTTTCCGCCCAGTCAAAAGTATCTATAATGTATGTTTTGCATACAGTCGGATTTGCTTTGACATATGCTACTTCCTCTTTTAGCAATGTCCAAGAGGTAGGCTTAGGCAAACGTCTTACGTCCATATGCTTTGTACTGCCCTCTGTATCTGAAAACAGAGGATTTGGGAACTTCGACGCAAACGTTGATTTGCCTATTCCCTCCGGACCGTATATGATTACTTTTTGTGCCGATTCGATTTTTCCGCTTGTAATATCCATTAAAATTCTCCCTCTTTCCAAGTTTTTGTCGCATTAGGTGTTGCTATGCTTAATTCGCTTGAATATCCGTCCTCAATGATGATACTGCATTCTTCACCTGTACTTACTCTTGTGGCTATTGCCTGCAATCCCTCTTTTTCAAGCCATTCACCGAACTCTTTTAATGTGTCGGTATCCATTTGCTCCAACTTATCAAGAAGTACAAAACCACAATCGGGATTGAGCTTTCTGACAATAGCCGTTGATACTTTCATCTGCTCCGCACCGCTCATGTTATCCCACTTAAAGCCTTTGTATGTAAGCTCGCCGTCTTCAACCGACAATCCATCAAGTGGCAGATTTGCATTCTTCAATAAATTCGTCTTTTCTTTACGAACGTTACTAATAGCTGTGGTAAGCTCGTCATACTTGTCCTTGTATTCTTTCGCTTCTTCTTCGGCTTTGTCTTTATCCATATTGGCACGAACTTTAATGTTTATTTGTTCAATGTTCTTGATGTTCTGTTCAAGTTCTTCGGTTGATTCGTCGTGCAAATCAAGTGCCGATTTTTGTGCAATTTCAAGATCCGAAAGTACAACATCAAGTTGTGATTGAAGATTTGTAATCTGTGCTTTTAATTCTTCTGAACGTTTCAAAAGTGATTGTGCTTTTTCGCGCTTGCGTTGATTTTCACCATTCTTTGCAAGTATCTCCTGTTGCTTTAGGATAAGTTCCGAGATTGAAATAAGTTCTTTCGGTGCTTCGGGATAATCGACTATTTCTTCCGCAAACTTCTTCTTTTGGTCTGCTATTCTTCCGATTGCGGTACGTTCGTTGTAAAGTTGTTTTTCTCTGTTTTCAATTTCATATAACTGCTCTCCGACACCGATTACTTGAAGCAGTATTTCAGCTTTTTCTTTTGATGTGCCTTGCATAAACTTCGGTAGATCCAATGCAAATTGTTCGATAAATTCGTTTAAAAGCTGTTGACCGCCTTTGTTACCGTTCGGATCTATTACTTTCAATGCACTGTTCTTGCCCTTGCGCTCCACAATTAAACCGTTTGACAATTCAATATGAAGAATAGGCGGAATGACCGAACCGTCACGCTGTGGTTGTGACGGACGGTATTTGTCACCGCCCAACGCCCACGCTATACTGTCTATGACAGAAGTTTTACCCTGTCCGTTTTTGCCACCGATAACCGTTAAACCATTCTGTGCCGGCTCAAGTTTTACCGCCTTTATTCGCTTGACATTTTCAAGCTGTAATTCATTTATCTTTATCATTGATTTTCGTTCCTTTCTGTGGTATAATGTTGACATAGATTAATAATCTATGTAATTACCTTTGACCGTTTCGAGTTGCACCTCATACGGTCTCTTTTTTTATGCTTATTTTGCAGTGACAACCTGTGCCGAGATTGTCGTTGCCTTTATACATTTCTGTTTGTTTAAAGGCTTCTTCTGTGTATATCGAACAGAATTTTAATAGTGTATCGTTAGTTTCCTTGTATTGATACATCGCTCTGAAAATCTTGCACGCTTGCTCTATTGTTTCCGCCTCGATGATTATCCAACCGCCCTTAAATGGCTGTCCCTCACTGCCGAACGTAATGTAATAGTTATTCATTCTCTTTCACCTCCCAATCATATTCATCATTATAAATTCTGTCATAATCAGTATCGCACTAAATGCAACAACCGATATAGCATACTTAATTCTTTCAGACATTGCACACCTCGTTTCTTTTTACGATGTCCAAAACTTGCTTAACCTGTCTGTCGAACTGCTCCGGTGTTAATTCACCATCCGCCTTACGATATTTTTTATTACATACAATATCTCTTGCCACTTCTGCTAAAATTCTTATACCGTCTATGTTCATAACTGACATATTTCGGCGAATTTCTCTTATTAACTTAAACATCTTTTTTACCACGCTTTCGTTTCTTTTCGTCCTCTTTCATCAGCTTTAAACTGATAATTAACCCCACACCAAAACTAATCAGCGCAATTCCTATTGTGTTCATTTGTTTACCTCGCTTTCACCGCCAATATTTATGAGTCCCTGTTTTAGGGAGTCATCTTCCTCACAGGCACACAGGAGCCGTCCGCAAAAGGATTAAAACTCTTAGGGAAAGTCTGACTATTTTACGGATAACACGCAGACGGCCCTTGTCTGCCTGTGAGTATTAAGTTGTTATGCGTATTTGTAACTGTTTGCATGCTCCGTTGCACGCCATTTCTCATAAGCCTTTACATCTATGTACCACTTATGACCCTGCTTGTACGCAGGAAAACCTTTCACGTGTATCCATCTAAGCACCGTATTTTCAGGAATACCGTACATCTCACGGAATGTTTTTAAATCGACCTGTTTTACTTCTACCAATTTTCTCACTCCTTTATTTAGTTTTTACTTTCTGCTCTTGTTTTGCTATCCAATCTACACTGACGTTAAATAGTTCTGCCAATTTTGACACATAAACTAAGTCGAGGCTTTTTTGGCGTTCACCATTTTCGATGTTTGCATAATAATTTTGACTAATGCCCAAATAATCAGCTATCGCCTGTTGTGTCATTTTGCGTTCTTCTCTTAATTCTTTTAAATACTTTCGCACACTATCACCTCCGTTCATCTCACAATGAGATATTATCACATATTGAGTTTATTGTCAATCCCTTTTTGAGATTTTTTTTATTTTTTTATTTACTTTTATCTCTATTAGTGATAATATAGTTTTACAAGGAGGTGGCGTTATGAAAAATCTTAAACTATTAAGAAAGCAACACAATCTATCACAAAAAGAAATAGGTAATATATTTCACGCTTCGCAAAATACGGTAAGTCAGTGGGAAAACGGTACCAGAAAACCATCATATGATATTATTCAAGAAATAGCAGATTACTTTGATGTTTCTGTTGATTACTTATTAGGACGTCAAGAACAGCTCCCTGAATTAAACAGCAAAGATAAAAGAGAAATACAAGAAATATTAGACGATACCGAACAGCAATTATTATCTCAGGACGGTTTAATGTTTGACGGTTCTCCCGCAACAGATGAGGATGTTCAAAAAATAATAATGGCTATGAAAATGGGTATGGAAATGATAAAGAAAGAAAACAAAGCCAAGTTTACACCAAGAAAATATCGTAAAGGTAATTGAGGTATTGCCTATAAATAGAATTGTAAATAAAATTGTATCTAAATATCATTCTCATAATCCGATAGATATAGCACAAGGAATGAACATAAAATCATTTATTCCGATTTGGGCGAAACAGTACACGGTTTTTACCAATACTATAAGCGAGGAATGGTTATATACATCAACAGTTCGCTTGATGAGTTTACACAACTTCAAGTATTGCGTCATGAAATAGATCACGCAGTACTACATAGGAAAACAAACCGTATATTTATGGAGCGTTCAACTTTTCAAGTTCCCGATAAATACGAGAATGAGACTGACTTGTTTGCGACTTTCCTTGCTGTTTCTGATGATGATGTGTGCGAGTATATCAGCAACGGATATACGGTGCAACAAATATCAAATATGACAGGTTGCAAAGAAAAATTTGTTGAACAGAGAGTTAGAGATTTTAATTACAAAGGAGAAAGTTATGTATAACATAAATTATTACACAGTTTTCGGACTTAAATATCCTTCATCACAAGAAGAAATAAAAAAAGCTTATCATAACTTAATAAAAAAATATCACCCAGATGTTGGCGGTGACACAGAAAAAATACAAATACTAAACCAAGCATATAATGTGTTAAGCGATTCTGCAAAAAAAGCAAAATATGATAAATGGTTATTAGAAATAATAAAAAAAGATACCGATTTCGAGCCTAAGAAATCAAAATCTTATTCACAACCACATCAGCAGGAACAACAAACAAAACTCATAATGCACCTTTTGACAATCGAAGGGTATATAAGAGAAAAATATATTGATGTCCGCAACTTAAAATTTGACTATAAGAAATATGCGGACGAATATAATCAATTATATTTTTATGAAACACGTAAAGGTAATATGATTGTTACGAATATTACATATAAAGCAAGTTGGTTCGATTTGAAAAAAAAGCGTTCTCCGAAAAGTACTCCGGAAAATGCTCCGAAAAAAGCGAAGAAAAAAGTGAGAAAAAAAGCTTTTACATTACAACATCCAAATATTTCAACGATTTTAGGGATTATCATTTTGATTACTTTACCGATATGTATATTTTTCTCGCCAACGATTATAAAGCATATTGATGGTGTATTTTCTTATGATTACAGTACACCACGCCCTACGCAAGAATCTGTTGCAAACAACGTAACTCAAAATGACAGCAATTCCCCTACAGCAACCACCGAGCCAAGTTTACCACCGCAAGAGCCTTTGCCTGGCAACGGTGCTGCATTTCTCTCATCTTCACAGCAGTGCGTTGCACCGCTTACTATAGATACAACTAAAACGTCCGATAATTATTATATCTACTTAAAATATTATGGGAATGACCGAAGTCGAGATATGAGTTTTTTTGTACGTGCCAACAACTCTCTTAATATTGATGTGCCGTTAGGGACATATGAAATGTTTTATTGTTCCGGTTCAGATTGGTATGGGACAGAGTATAAATTCGGATACAACACTTCGTACTGCAAGGCAAGTGAACGCTTTAAATTTACATCAGACAATGAATATGTGTATGGTCATACCGTAACATTGTATCCGGTGTCAAATGGTAACCTCGAAACTAAAGAAATTGAAGAATCATCATTTCCCGGATAATTAAAATATCGCATTATAGAAGAAACAAAATCAAGAATTATTACCGAAACAAATTATGTTTTGAAAAATATTGCATATATTCATTCTAATCACTTAAACCGAAATGGAGGATAAAATAATGAACGCAAAAAGTAGTAAGCAAGGCTTTAAGTTTTTTTGGATTTACCTCTTCCTTGGAAGTTTTTCTGCTATTAGCAGTTTCGCAAATTGCTTGAAAGCCATAACTTTAAATCAAGATAATGTATATTTTTTGTTAAATATATATACAACTTTAATGTGTATTTTGTTTGTTATTGCCACTGTTATGTTCTTACTATCAACGTTATTTGCGTGGAAATACATTTATAGTATAGCATATTACATTCACACGACGTTCTTATTTTTGTTCGTAATAGAACGAATAGTACATATAATTGGTGCTTGCTTTACAGGAGATTTTTACGTTATTCCTATAGTGGCTATATATCTTGGTTTAATTTCGCTTGTTTTTTTGTATTTCAGAAAAAGAAAAAAATTGCAAGTTTCTATTTTCCAAACTATGCAAAAGAACGATAGGCGCGTTGAGCATAATCAATCGCAAATAAAAAATGTCAGTCAAAAGCAATTACTTTTCAACCACACTTGTTCTCGGTGCGGTAAAACATTTAAAGTAAAATATAATATGCCAAAAGGTCAAACAACAATACCGAATTTATCTGTTATTTGCCCTCAGTGCAATTCAAAAGAAGATATTGAATTATAAGGTTAGGAAGTTGCATTATGAAAAAATTGAAAATAACTTTCGAAAAAAATAACAAACCGAAAATCAAATATAGAAGTTATCCTCGCATAGATGTTAATAGAATGTGCTTTGACAGTGAAGATAACATTGAACAAATGCAGGTAGAACACATCAAAAAGATAAAAAAGAAAGTTTTAAAGCGGTACTTAATACCGACGATTTTAATATTGCTTATACTTATGGTTGTACTTTCTTTGTTTTGCTATTCTTTAGGTGACACGTATACAGATTTTGATAATACATATACGGAAGATATGAATGACGCTCATATATATCCTGTACTGAAAAGCACAATTCGTCCTGTATTGAAAAACACAGACGTTGTTTATATAACTGAAAATGGCAAGAAATATCATAAAAGCTTTTGTCAGTATGTTTCAGAGAATGGCATACCGATAGATATAAATAAAGCAATCGACAAAGGTTATTCCCCTTGTAAAAAGTGTTTTTACTAATACTTAATTCTATAATACAATTTCAACCGATTTTGTCGGCATTAACAAAATCGTAGACGTCAAGGTCTATTTTAAGACATTCTTTGTTTTACTAATGTCAACTAAATAATACACAAAACACAGGAGTATATAATGAACAAAATTGAATTTACGCAATTCTTACAAAACACAAAAGACAACATACAAGAAAAACTCAATCCAAAAAAAATCGGTACAAAAATATCAGTGAGTTTAAAAAGTAAAAAAACACGCAAAAATCTAATAATCTATGCATTTTTAACATTATTCTGCATAGCATTTCTGTTACTTTTATCTGCGTCCACAAGTCCGCTATACAAAGACTTATGCGACGGTGATTCAAGCATTTTCATATTCTTCGGAAAAGCGATAACGCTCGGCAAGGACGCATACAGAGATTATTTTGACCACAAAGGTCCGATTTTGTTTTACATAAATGCATTGGGATATTTCCTGACAAAATCAAAAGTAGGCGTATTCATACTACAATGTATATCCCTTTCAATATCTTCGATATTTATGTACAAAACGGCACGTTTTTTCACAAAACCTATACGCTCGGTAATTTGTGTTATAATCACCATTCTTGCATTCGGTGCGACAATCAGTGACGGCAACTTAACGGAAGAATACTGTATTCTCTACTGTATGATAGCGATTTACACCGCATTAAAATTCATCACAAAGCACCCAAAAGCACCTCACCCTCACAAAAATATGGTTATTTACGGAATATGTTTTGGAATTTGTGCATTTATCCGCGTAAACAACGGACTGATTATCTGCGGTATTGTATTCGTTACGATTATGACCGACTTTATAAACGAGCATATCAAAGAAATATTTAAAAATATACTGTATTTTATAGTCGGTGTATTGATAGTGGCAGTGCCTGTATGCCTTTTCTTCCTTATTAAAGGGACGCTGTCGGATATGTTGTTTTCTACTTTCGTATTCAACTTTCTATACGCGTCGGAAGGCTCGTCAGAAAAGACATCATCAGCCATATTACTGCTTCTGCGATGGGTTGCACCTGTCTTGATGATGATATTCATATCGTCATTTTTCGCAAAACGACTTGGTCCAAAGGTTGCGTCATTTATCACAACAATATCCATATTCGCACTGATACCTATATTACTCGGTTTCAGTTACACGCATTATTACACAACGCTTATACCTTTAATACCGATTTATTGCGCTGTATTCTTCTATATTGCATCAAATAAAATAAACATTCTTGCAGTAATACTTTGCGCAATAATGGCATTTCCGTTGGCAAATTACTTTGTTCAATCAGAGTCAAATATAGTGCATTACTCAAAGAAGTTGTATTCACAAAATCACCCTGCCAAAACAAGCGACGTATATTCTGATATTTATTACAGTGCAAAACAGCTTAGTTCGCGAATTCCCGATGAAGACAAAGACAGCGTATACTGCTACGACATTTCAGCAACTTGGCTTTTACAAGCCGACATTATGCCTTGCTTTAAGATATTTATTCTTCAGGAATGGTGGTCGGAAATGTATCCCGAATTTGGTCGTCAAATTAATCAAATGATGCTTGAAAAACAACCTAAGTGGGTCGTTATACACAATATCGACATTGTAAACAGTAAGCAGTTTATGAATATAATCAACAATAATTACGAGCTTGTTGATGAATACAGTTATGACCGATTATACAAATTGAAAACCCAATAA